AGTGCCAGTGTTTAAGCCGACCAAGGATAATGATTTTTACCGATTCACGGCAATAAGGAATAAAAGACCTGCTGGGTTTGTTGACAATTTCTATGCTGGGGATTTCAAAGAAAAGGTTGATGGTGTTAAAATGGATATTGAGGGTTCTGAATTTGACCTAATTGAAAAGGAATTATTGCCAAAAGCTAGAAAATTGGTTATGGAATACCACTTTTCAAAAGACAAATCAATGAAGAACTTTTTCAGAAGAATGGATATATTGAGAACTGCTTATAAAACGATTTATTATCAACCAAGCATAGAAAGATTAAGAGAAAAAGGCACAGAAAAATATCCAGGTTTTTATGATATTAAAGTTTTTTGTATTGATTGAAAGGAAAAAATGAATGATAACAAACTAGGCAAAATGGGGCTTGGGGATATGCTGAACCTTGAGGCTGGCAGGGATTGGAGCATCAACGTCGCTATTCCGAACAGGATACTACGCAGATATCCCTCAAGGGTGATGTGGCTCCAGACCCAAATCAGGTGCTTGCTCGAAAGTTTCAACAATGAAATCCAGCAGTTAGAGAAGGGGATTGTCCCAACAGCCAAGATTACTAAAATTGAGAAGCAGGAAGAATCTGTTTCAGAGGACACAAAACAAAGTATCGTTCTCAAAATGAAGCAAGAGGAGGAAAAGCGAAATCAAGGAGGAGGTTCAACTTGCCATTGATTTTTTCTTCCTTATGAGCTAACCTAATACTAACCATCAACTAACTTTTTTGACTATGGCGAGAAAAGCAGATTGGATGAAACTAGCGAAAGTAGAATACGTTACCAAGAAGGACATCTCTATCCAAGAGGTGGCTAAGCAGTTTGGTAAGAGCTATGGTTATGTAAAGCAGGTGGCAATGCGTGAGGGCTGGACTAAGGAAAAGAATGCACGCTGGAACAAGGCAGAAAAGGAAGCACTTGAGGAAGCGGAAGGCTCGATTAAAGACTTAATCAAAAGGCACTCCAGGGTTGCGAGATACTTACAGGCAGGAGGCTTGAAAAATCTGAAACTGCTCCTTGATGAGATTGAGGAGAAGTTAAAAAATGATGACAAAGTGGGTGCGAGAGACACGCTGAAAGGCTTAATCTATAACAAGATTATTAGCCCTTCTACCCTGACCGTGATGGTTTCTGAAGGATTAAAGGCGGAACGTGAACTATACCCGAAGCAAATGAAAATCGAGGGAGATGTGGAGATGAGATTTGGAGAAATATCTGACGAACTAAAGGAGGCTGCTCACAATGCTCTTGTCAAGCGAATCACCAGAAGACCAAGAAAAAATACTAAACGTAGCTGAAGGGGCTAGGACAAAGTATTTTTTTGATTGGGCGGTTGACCATATACTCACCCCTAAAGGTGATAAGCTGGACTTCTACGACCACCGTTACCTCGTTGATATTTATAATGACACCTCGCAGGACATCAGAGTAAAGAAGGCAGCCCAAATCGGCATCACCACTTTCGCCAGCAATAAAGCTTTATGGTTCGGGGACACCCACGATGTTTCTATAATTTATACTATGCCGACCGCTTCAGACGTTGCCGAATTCTCCAAGGCGAGAATGACTCCAATTATCCTAGCCTCACCGCACCTTGCTCGCACTGTTCAGGGTGGGATTGAGTTAAAACAAATAGGCAATTCCTTTTTGTATTTTAGGGGTGCCTGGTCGGAACGCCAGGCAATCTCGGTTGACAGTGATTTCAATATCCACGATGAGATTGACTTTTCCAAGCCAGACATAATCAGTATGTATAAGGAGAGAATGTCGCACTCCAAGTTCAAACTCTTTTTGGCTTTATCAACGCCCACGATTCCAGAGTTTGGTATTGACTATCTTTTTAACCGCTCCGATAAGAAAGAATGGTTTGTTAAGTGTCCAAAGTGCAAGAGAAAACAGATACTCAAATACCCCGACTCAATCAAGGGTGACACGAAAGAAGCCCGATTTGCCTGTGTCTATTGCCTTGCCACGATAACCGATGATGCAAGGCGTGGCGGTGAATGGATAGCGACTGGTGATAAGGACTGGGGAGCTTCAGGCTATCACATTTCGCAGTTGATGGCACCTTGGTTTTCAGCCACAGAGATTTTGAGAAAGGAAGAAGCCAGCCGAATTAGACCAACCGCTCAACTATCGGGGATTAAAGACTTTTACAATTTCGTTTTAGGTGAAGCCTACGGAGGCGAGAACCAGCCACTCAACAGAGATATTCTCTTAACTTGCATTCAAAACAAGTATGACCTTGAGTTGACTGGCAGGAATACAATAATGGGCGTTGACCAGGGCAATGACCTGCACGTGGTCATCTACAAAAAGGAAAACGACGGAAGCATTAGGTTGATTCACAGTGGGGTTTATAAGAGCTTTGAGCAGGACTTGCCCAACCTGATGGACACCTATGGGGTTACCTTTTGCTTGATTGACGCACTGCCGAATAAACATTCAGCCAGGAAGTTTGCTTTGATGTATCCTGCAAAGGTTTGGCTTGTTTATTATAACGAAAACCAGAAGGAATTTATTAAGTGGTATAAGGACGTCGAGACGAAAGAGTATCGAGTGGTGGTGGCGAAAATGGAATCGGTTGACCGAATGGCTGACAAGTTCGTAAATCACCTGGTTGTCTTGCCAAGACTTTCGCAGGACTTGGATTTGTTCATTAGGCACTTGTGCAACTGGGCAAAAGACAAAGAGGAGAAGCCCGATGGCAGGGTGGTCTGGGTCTATAAAAAACTAGGAGAAGACCACTTGACAATGGCATCTAACTATGCGATGCTAGGAATAGACAGGCTATCAACAGGCTCTTTGGCTGAACCGAAAGCAGAGGATATTCCTGCGAAGGATAAACCTATTACTGCTGGAATTTTAGAAAAGAAATTTTAGGAGGTCAAAGAACCTATGGTAACTAAAAAGGGTAAAACCAAAAAGTTTAAAGATAAAGAAAAAAAGCGACCAGAGATTGGTGCTTCTGGTGTTACGAACTTCCAGGGTGTTATTGACACCGATGAATACGTCTCCGACTTAAAAGGCTCTCAACTCTATACCACGATTGACAAGATGCGGTGGTCTGACGCTTCAATTCAGGCAGCCCTTCTGATGTGCGAACTTCCTATTCGTTCTGCCGAGTGGGATATTGAAGTTGCCTCTGACAGTGCAGAAGACACTGAAATTGCCGAATTTGTAAAAGACAATTTGTTTAATGGTTTGGTGCTACCCTGGGAGGATACACTCCGACAGATTCTTTTAATGCACGCCTATGGTTGTATGCCTTTTGAGGTGATTTATAAGTTCACCGAGGACGGCAAGATTGGCTGGAGAAAGTGGGCTCCTAGGTTGCCTAAAACGATTGAGAAGTGGAACATTGACGCAACTGGAGAACTTGAGAGCATTACGCAAAGGACATACAAAAACAATGATTATATTGAGGTTACCATTCCAATTCAAAAGCTGATGGTCTTTGTCCACCGCAGGGAGGGCGACAATTATCTTGGCACTTCGATTCTTCGGCAGGCTTACAAGCACTGGTTCTTCAGGGACAAATACTATAAGATTGACGCCGTTGCTCAAGAAAGGCTTGGCATTGGCATTCCAGTTATCACACTTCCTGATGGCTATACTGATGACGATTACGATAAGGCAGAGCAGATGGGCAAGAACCTGCGTGGACACGAAAAAGCCTACGTGGTCATAAAAACTGGCTGGGCGATTGAGATGCTTGACCTCAAATCCAGTTCCCTTAAAGACCCATCTTCAATGCTTGACCACCACACCAGGGAGATTCTGAAATCCGTTTTGGCACAGTTTATTGACCTGGGCAGCAAAAGCGTTGGTAGTTATTCACTTTCGAAAGACCAATCCCAAATCTTCTTGCAGGCTCTTGACGCTTCTGCCAAATCAATCGAAGACGTCATTAATGAAGAAATCAAAAGATTGGTTGATTATAATTGGACTGTTGAAGAATACCCAAAACTTAATCACACAGACCTTGGAGTTAAGGATATCAAGGAACTGGCAGAGGCGATTCAGACCCTATCAATGGCAGGTATGATAACTTCTGACCCTGAAACAGAGGATTACTTGCGAAAGACCCTCAAGTTGCCTGAAAAGCCAGAAGGCGAGGAGATGGACACAAAGGAAGAAAAAGAGGCGAAAGACGAAGAACAGATGAAGCAGCAAATGGAGATAGCAAAACAAAAGGCTCAAAACAAAAAGGGTGAATTTGGAGAAGGCAAGGTAAAGTATAACAGGTCTTTGACCAAAGCCGAGCAAAGGGTGAAGTTTGACGAGATTCGAGACTATATGGATATGGCTGAGAAGAACCTGATAGGCAGAATGACCTCAATTCTCAACCGAGAAAAGACCTCATTGTTGACCCTTTTTGAGGAAGCAATCCGTAGAAAAGACTACGCAGACCTTCACCGATTGAGTTGGAAACTGAAAAGCATTTATACCCAGATGTTCCAAGAGGAGATGAAAAAGCTGTTTGAGTTCGGCAAGTTGAAGTCAAGCTACGAGATTAAGCAGCCAGCACCAGCCACAGACGCAGAAATCAACCGTAGGATAAACGAGAGGGCGTTTTTCCTTGCCAACCGCCACGAGAAGCAGATGCTTGAGGAGCTAAAGGGAATCGCAGCAGTGGCAATGATGAGTCCTGACGTAACAGACGAGGAAGCACTGGTAAGTGTTAAGGGAGGATTTGACAAATTTATGAGCCGAAACGTGCCAGCTACAGCTTCCTTGGTGACGTCAGATGAAATCAATAACGGCAGGATTTTCACCTTTGAGAGCTTCAAGGACGAAATCTACGGTTATCAATGGTCGGCTATTTTGGATGAGAACACGTGCAACTACTGCACAAGCCTGGACGGTAAAATCATTGGCATTGAGGACAAAGCATTCCACGAATACAAACCTGGTGCGGTTCACTTCGGTTGTCGATGTATATGGGTGGCAATTCTGAAAGAAGAAGTAAATCCACCGCCATTTACGGGGATTCCTGAGTCTCTAAGACCGCAATCACAGGTGGCGACTTGGGATTTTAAGGACATTGGCTATCCCCTGCCTGGTTCTGGAAAAAGGAAAATGCCTTACGGAATTGGCGTCTTTAAGGAGGAAAATGGCAAGGGATAAAAACGGTAACTTGCTAGAAAAAATCTGGGTTATTGCTCAGGATAATCAAAAAGAACTTGGTAAAATTGGTGGGCACGTGGCGGTTTTGAATAAGGAAGTTGGCGATATTAGAGGAGACATCAATGAGATTAAAGAAATCTACCCAAAAGAGATTCAGGAAGTTAAAAATGATTACGTGACGAAGATAGAATTTAGTCCAGTGAAAAAGATTGTTTATTGTGCTACTGGAGCTATCTTAATGACGGTTCTTGGAGCAATCTTAGGATTGGTTATTTTAAAGGCACCGATTTTATAGAGGGCTTGACAACGGTGCTATGCATTGTTTATTATGAAGAAAGGAGAACCAAATGGCTTTAAAATTTCCTGCTGATTTTGACAGGTGCGTTAGAGAGGGTGGAAGGGTTAAGACTGTCAATCCAAAGGCTGGCACCTATATTCACGTCTGTTGGGATAAGTCAGGCAAATCCCACTCTGGCGAAGTGAAGCACACCCAAAAAGAAGCCTCAGAAGAAGTAGCGTTTTTGCTAAATCAAGGTTATATTGAAAAGGACAGTGAATATATTAAGTCTTCCGAAACGAAATTAAAATCTCTCGTTCCTCAAATTGAACTTACCGACAAAATCTTTTCTTCGAAAAAGCCCACCTCAGAGATTGAGATACTGCACTCTGGTGAATGGGAGCATCCACAATACGGTATCATTCGCATTACCGATGACGATATTGATAAGTTTGTCAGTTCTTTTAATGACAAGGTTCGCAAGGTTGATATCGCGGTTGACCAGGAACATATGCCCGAAAAGGGTGCTGCTGGCTGGTTCAGGTCATTGAAGAAGGTTCTTGAGGACGGCAAGACAAAACTGAAGGCAACCGTCGAGTGGACTAAACTCGGCACGCAGTTGGTTGCTGACGGAATCTTTAAGTATTTCAGTCCTGAGTTTGACTTTGCATACGAAGACCTCGAAACTCACGAGCTTTTTGATAACGTATTATTGGGTGGTGCGTTGACGAATAGACCATACTTCAAGAGCCTGGCACCAGTGGCTCTCTCCGAGAATATGTATGCTGGATTTATTGATTCTAAGAAAGGAGGTGAAAATAGAATGACCAAAGACGAACTTAAAGCCAAACTGGCAGAAGACCCAGCGTTTGTTCTTCCAGAGGATGCGTCTGAAGAAGACAAAAAAACCTACGAAGAATCAAAAGCTGAGATAGCCAAGGATGCTGAAACACAGGAAGAAAAGGAGAAAACTGAGGCAGAAGAAAAGGAAAAAGAGGAAGCGGAAGTAAAGGAAAAAGAGGAAGCGGAGGCGAAAGCCAAGGCAGACGAAGACGCACTCAAGGGTAGTGAAAAGTTTATCTCTAAAGCCGACCACGTTAAGGAACTCAACGAAGTAAAGTCAAAGATGGGCGTAATTGAAGCCAAACTTCGATTTAAGGAAGTTTCCGAAACCGTGAAAGGATATGTGTTCTCTACAAGCACTCCCGATGGCGTTCTTCTACCTAAAAACGAGAAGGCAGCTGTTGATTTATTAATGGCTTCCACTCCAAAAGTCGCTGAGCTGTTTATGGAATTTGTAAAAGGACTTCCAAAAGTCTCTGCCAGACTCTTTAAAGAGGAAGGTGGTGACGGTGTAGAAACTGACAAACAAGGTCAGATTGATGCCGAAGTTGAAAAATTGACGAAAGCCAACGAAGGTATGAAATACAGCGAAGCATTGAAGGTAGTTTCACAAAAGAAGCCAGAACTTTTCAAAAAATAACTGGCTCTAGGAAGTTCACGGAGACAAGTGTTAAACTCTTTTAGAAAGGAGGTGAGTAATAATGAGCCAAGCATCAAATCAAACTGTTAAGTCCTTCATATGTGGAGCTGCTAGTCTTGTCACAAAACAATACTACGCTGTCCAGATGGGAGCAACTGACAATGCCGTTATCGTCGCTGGAGCTGGAGCTGCTGAGGGTGCACACGTTATTGGAATTCTCCAAAACAAACCTGCAATAGGCGAACCTGCAAGCGTTGCGATAGGAGGCACATCGAAGTTACAGATGGGTGCTACTTGCGACAGGGGAGAAAAAATTAAAGCGATTGCTGGTGGAACGGGAACCCCAGCTACAACTGATAAAGATTCTGTTATCGGTATCGCTTTAGAGTCCGCTGTGTCGGCAACTAGCATAATCGAGATTTTACTCACGCCTGGCGGTCACGCACAGGCAGACGAATCTGACTAAGAGTTAGTTAGCCTTTTACTATCCCTGAGGCTGTTAAAACAACAAGGGTTAGAATAATATAATCTAAGAAAGAAAGGAGGTGAAAAAAATGAAATATAGTGAAATTTTAATGATGAAGGAAATATCTCGTTTAAACCACGAGATGAAGTTTGCGAATCCAACTGAGAAAGATGTTCACGTTGACGCAGTTTTATCTGGTGTTTCTGTAAGATACACCAACGAAGAATTTATCGCTGACCAAGTTATGCCTGTCATTCCTGTTAAAAAGGAATCTGACAAATACTACATCTATACCCGTGCTTGGAAGTTGCCTCAGTCCAAAAGGGCTGCTGGTGCTGAAGCCAACGAGGTAGAATGGAATGTTGACACAGACACGTATCAAACTGAGGAATATGCGTTGAAAGACCTTATCCCTGACAGAGTTCGTGACAATGCCGACAATCCACTCGATATGGACGTAGATACCACGGAAAACTTGACGGAGTTAATTCAATTAGGGCGAGAGAAAAGGGTTGCCGATGTAGCTTTTGCTGCTGGCACTTATGGTTCTCAGACCTCTGCTTTAGCTGGAGCTAACCGATGGGACGACTACGCAGGTAGCGACCCCATTGGTGACGTTCGCACAGCGAAAGCCACAGTTCACGCTGCCACTGGCAAGATGCCAAACACTTTAGTTATTGGCTATCAAGCACACTTGAAACTTCTTGACCACCCTGACATTTTGGAAAGAATCAAATACACTCAGAAGGGTATAATCACAGCCGATTTGTTAGCTCAAGTTTTTGAGGTTGACAGATACCTAATCGGTAAGGCTTTGTATGATTCCACTCAAGAGGGTGTTGCTGAAAGTCTTGGTTACGTTTGGGGTAAAAGTGTTGCCCTGCTCTATGCAGAAGCCTCACCAGGTTTGAAGAAAGTGTCCTTTGGTTATCAGTTCCAGAGTAGAGGTTTTAGAACCAAGAAATGGAGAGTCGAAAGACGAGACGGTGATTTCGTAGAGGCAGGTGAAATTCGAGACGAGAAGGTTGTGGCTGCAAGTTGTGGCTATCTTTACACCACAGTTATTAGCTAATAGCTGAAAAGTGAAGACCTTTGATAATGGGGTGGGGTCGGTGAGTTAATCAATACCCGATTAAATATCCCAATCCAAAAAAGGCATTGACCCTCAAATGAAAGGAGGTGAAAAGCAATGGTGCTTATCAAGAACAAATATGCTACTTTTGTAGGGCATAAGTTTATGGGCAAGCATTATGTGGTGGTTCAGAAATGGACTGCTCCTGATGCTCCTAGTGTTAATGGTATATTGGCTTCAACGCTGTTAACGACTGCGGTGCAGGTGATTACCACTGGCATTACCAACCCTGACTTTCCGAGACTTTTAGTTATAGACTCGGACGGAGCTGCGACTGGAAACGTAGTTATTATTGGAACGAACATTAGAGGCGAAGCAATCACTGACACGATTGCCCTGGATGGCACAAATGCTGTCCCAGGTGTGAAAGCCTTTAAGACAATTCTAAGTATTCAACTACCAGTTAAAGCTGCTGCAGAAAGTGTTTTTGTAGGTTGGCTAGACAAACTAGGTTTACAGAGTATTCCTCTGTCAACCAGTGTCATTTCTGAAACTACTACCACTTCTGCCGATACAGGCGGAGCGGTTTTAACCAGAGATGCAGACGAAATTGAAAAATGTGTTTATGACCCGACAACTGAATGTAATGCAACCGCTAACAAAGTGATTGTATATATCAGTGACGAAAAGCCTAAGAAAGTAGGCGGTTATACTGAGTAAGATTAGTTAATAGTGTCAAGCTGTCGCCTCTGAATAGCGGACACGTAAAATACAAAAAGTAAAGGAGGTGAAGAAAGTAGTATGGCTGAACAACCGAAGTTATCTCCTGGTCAGATTAAGCCTGAGGGTTTAAGGGCTAGGGAATACGCTAAATTCAGGAAGCCTCGGTATGATGAGGTGGTGGTGGCGACTGTCAGTGAAGGTGTCGCTCATTACCCTGCGTCTAAAAACATCACCGCTTCTGGTGAAACGGCAGTTATCGCTGCCCCTGGGGCTAACAAATGTATCAGGATCAAGACCATGATGGTCAACAATGTTGGTGCTGACCAACGTGTTGTGTCATTTTTAGAGGGCACGGGCGGAACGGAGAAATTCAAAAACTCGATGCCTCAATACGGCTCAATGTGGAATTTAAACTTCATTGATGCCTACTGGATTTTACCTCCAAACACGGCTTTAGTCGGAAAACTTGACGGTACTGGTAGTGTGAACATTCAACCAGGGTATGATATAGTAAAAGCGATACCAGTGTTGGCACTAACTGATGAAATGACGATTACTGAAAGTTTAGTAACAGTAGAAGGCTAAGGATAATCAATGGCTGAAGACTATTTTGAAACACCATCAGATTCTCTTGGTATAGCTGAGAGTGAGGCTAAAGATGTCAAACTAGCAAAGACTGATGCTCAGTCTATTGCTGATTCTGAAGCCAATGCTTTTACTTTCATATTGTCTGATTCTATTGCCTTTTCCGATTCAGAAATTGAAGCTCCAGAGAAGGGTTTAACGGATTCCCTAGGGATTTCTGAAGCCCTTGCCAGGGACGTTGAGTATTACAGGACTCCGACAGACTCCCAGAGCATTGTTGAAGCAATCGCCAAAGCAATAATTAAACCTGCTTTAGTCGATAGTATCAGCTTTGCTGAGTCAGTTTCCAAAATTGCGGTTCAACTGAATCTAACAGCCAACCAGACCTTCGCAGAGGAGATTATCAAGAATGTTGGTCTAGGTAAGACAGATACGCTTTCAATCGCTGAGGCGGTCGCTAAGGCGGTCGGGCTATATAAGGAGGACAGTCAGGGCATCTCAGAAGCCGAGGCGTGGTTTTTCAATAAGATAATTTCCGACCAAATTACCCCATTTGCTGCTTCAAGTTTAATTTATGATGTTACAATGGAAGTGTGGTGGGGCAATATCAAATGGAGAACTGCCTGCCATGGCGGTATATAATGAAAGGAGGTGAAGAAAATGAGAGTTAGAGTTTTAGTTGGAACTGTTCGAACCGATAATCGTGAATTTAAAGTCGGTGAGGAGCTTGACCTTCCTGAAGGTGAAGCCAAGTCTATCATTGAAGCTGGTGCTGTGGAAGAAGTGAAGGAAGAACCAAAAGCTAAACCAAAGGCGAAACCAAAGGCTAAACCCAAGGCAGAGCCAAAAGAGGAAAATAAACCAGAAGAAACCGAGGATGAAGCGGAAGCTGAACTAGAGGCAGAGCCTTCAATAGATTGGACTAGAAAAGAGTTAGACGATTTTGCCAAGGCTCACGGTATCGAAGAACCAGAGCAATTTGAGGGCAAAAAGGAAGTTCTGGAAGCCATAGAAGAGGTTCTGGAAACCGTAGAAAAAGGAGGTGAAGAAAAGTGATTAAATTGACCAAGACCATCAATGGTGAGAAGGTCGAGCTTGATCTGATTTCTTTGGGTGGCAAGTCAGTCGTTCGAAATAGCTGCTTTAAAGAGTTAACCAAAAAGGGTATAACTAGATCAAACATCAGAGATGCTGGCTACGAAGTGGAGGAAGTGGAGAAATAGAATTGATTTTTGAAAGGAGGTGAAAAATTATGAAAGCAGGACTTAATATCGTAGGTCATGGGCGTGCTGAGTTGAGAGATTTAGCTGGAAAAATCAAGGAGCTTCGTGAGTTCGATAACGTCTTTACCGACGTTGGAGATGCCCACGTTGCAGACCAGATGGCTTCAACTCCAGGCGAGGATGTAATGTCCGATATGGCTATCGGAACTGTTACGACCACGTTGGCTGCTGGCAGCACAGTGCTTGGTGGAGAGTTGGATCGAAACACTCTAACTTCCTTTACCCAAGGAGCTGGTGGTGACGACAACAAGGTGGTTTATATCGGTGACTGGGCAGCTGCTGATGGCACTGGTGCTATCACCGAGGCTGGAATTTTCAATGCTCACACTGCCGATTCTGGCACAATGCTTTGTGCCCAGACATTTTCAGTTATCAACAAAGGTGCTTCTGACACGCTGCAGATTACTTGGACTGTAACTTTCGGCTAAAAGCACCGATGAGTTAAAACCTAAACATGGAACACAAGCTAAAAATGACTGTATCTTAGTCATAGGGTGGTGAGGGTGGGTTGCTTGAAATATATAGTGTGTTATAATTAACTAAAAG